ATTTTTAAACTTTTGTGGATATTTAATTCTAAACTTTGACATAATTATGATTTTAATACGTTAATATAAACTCCTGGATTGTCTTTATTATATTCGTATTCTAAAAATATTGGAATCATCTCATCAGCATTATCATCACTAATCCACCCATATTTTACCATTTCATCTTGTATTGTTTGCGCAGGATTGATATAATCAAACTTGTGCCTACTCTTACGTATAAATTTAAATGATATTTTATAAGGTTTTTTATTCTGTGAGTCTTTGCCTTTCAATAATTTTAAAAACTCTTTTTTATTTTCAATCCAGAACTTCTTGCTCGATTTATAATATCTAGCTGTTTGCTTTGATACTATAAAATATCGTCCCGTCCATCTTCTACCATTCTTGCTTGATGGGACGTTCCCTGGTATAAATATTCCTCTTGGCATACATATTCTATTAGTTCGGCCGCACCTCTAACTCCATTAAGAGCTATAAAGTCTGACAAATCTTTTGCTTTGTAGTCAAAGGTATTAAATTTTCCATTAGTTAAAAATAATGGTATAAATTTATATAGTTTCCTATGTTTATTAGCAAAAGATACGCCAGTGCGATCAAAGTCATATAATATGCATATTCTTGCAAATCTGTTATACAAATCTTTAACAATATCTGCAGGAATGACACAACTTTCTGATGCAGGAGCAACTGCTGGTATACCCCATATATCTAAACACATAACATCTTTCAAAGATTTAGTAATAACTAACGTGTCTCCGCTATCAGGCAGTTGGCTCAAACCTTGAAGGTCCGACACGTTAGTATTACTTAACCATTTAAAATTGCTATATGGTTGATATATTTTTAATTTTCCTTGTCCAAAGCCATAAGCGTAAATAGGATTATAGCAATTAGCGCTAACAACGAGATTGCCATTAACCCATACGTGTTCTGCAGGTTGGACATTAAATTTATTAAGGATGTTACAGCATATTCCATATCTAGACCAAAAAGTTTTGTCCTCTTTATTATTCCAAGGCCGTGATTTAATTTGAATAGTAGTAGTAGACGGTTCTAAATCTTTTAATTCTTTTACATGTTGGCCCACATGTTTATTAGTGGGAGCTTTAAACAATGTTGTAGAAATACCTAATTGAAAGTCATTATCTACTAGGCGGTACGTATCGAACCTTTTCATAGCATATAGCTTTGAAAGGAAGGTGAAACAATCACCACTGTCGCCTGTACTAAAATCTTTGAAAAAGAATTTACCACTGTTATGTTTAAAAATAGTAAAAGAAGGAGATTTATCTTTACGCAAAGGAGAGCATATAGCTCTCCCGTATTTAAAATCTTTACCTATGTAGTATGAAAAGATGTCTAAGCAAGTTACCCTGCTTAGAATCTCTTCATCACTTAACTCTACTACTGTACTACCGTACATTAGAACGGCATTTCAGCACCACCTGTACTCATTACTGTCTCTGGTGTTACTGTAGTTGCATCTGGCTCAGGCTTAACAAGCTTTTTCTTGTTATAATCTGAGATATAAATATTAGTGTTTTCTGCAGCTACATCCATAGACTCGATAAAGTTAGGATACTTTGGCAAAGATGCATATTTACCTCTGTAGATAAACAACATTCTAAACTTCTTACCTGCAAACTTTTGTCCAAACAAAGCTGTTACTTTATTTGCATAGTCACCAAAAGATGTAACATTTTCTATTACAAATTCTGACTCAGGCATAAATTTAGTAGCAATGTGCTTTACACGACGTGATACATCTGTAGCTTGCTTCTCTACATCACCATAATCTGGATTAGCAGGGAATTCTGCATGCTTAACTGTTGCACCATTAGACTGCTTAAACTCAAAGTCAAGTCTTCCGCCCTTATCCATGTTTAGCGCTACGCTAACAAGTTCACAATTTTCTTGAATACCTACTCCTGGCATTGCTCCACCAGTACTGTTACTTTCTACGTTACTTCCGTACATTTTTCTCTCTTTTAGAAATTAATTAATTATTATACTCTTCGATAGCTTCTGCTACCATTGCTAAATCGTTTGGTATTTTAACAGATCCAAACATGTCTTTAGGGGCTTTACCAGTGTTGGCGCCATCGTTTTGTGTTATAAACGAATACTCCATACTGTTTTCACCTTTTGTGACATCTGTATACAATACAATAGTAAACATACCCTCTAGAGTAACTACATTATCCATCATTTTACCGATAGTCTTTGCCTTAGTAACTTTGTTACCGTGGGCATCGAATGTAACTTCTGAGTGCATCATAAATACTACAAGCAAATCGTCACGCATAGATTTAACTGCATTGATTATCGACCAAGCATTCTGAGCAATCTCAGTAAACTTTTTGAAACCAGTTTCGTTAGCTCTACGCATATATTCGTTAGCCATAGTGTATTGATAGTCATCAATAACAATTGTCTTTATTTCAGGACGTTTGTCATTAATGTAATTCAAACATTTAAGAATCTCGTGCGGAACATCACTAGAGTGAAATCTACCGTCGGGATTCTCTTTGTTGAATGTAGGGTATTTAGTCTTCCATCCTTTGAATGGTAACGCCTTACGAGCTACGTTAACAATGAATGTGGACTCAGGGTTTAGATTTGCAATTGAAGTGGATTTCCCTGTACCACTTGCGCCAACTATTAATAGTTCTTGTGCCATTTAAAATAGATTTATTTCGGTTTTTACTTTTTCTTGTTCTGCGTGTCTTGCATTCCATTTGGTACCTCTAAGCTCTTTGTGTTTTTCTTGTAGTTTACGACGACAACGTCCTACCCCCTCGAAAGACGGGTATTGTTTGCTGTGTAAACCTTTTAGAAAATCTCTAGTGCTTAGAGTTGTTATATCAATATTGTAAGCCAATAAGATAAAACCATATAGAACGTAATCGCAGTCTCTAGCCTTAGCCTTGTTGAGTAGTATCGCTGATACTCTCTTCTCGTACTTCTTGATTTTCATTGCTCGAATAGCTTGCTGGTTTAGCGTCTAATATTTGATTATGCGCCAAATCATTTTCCATAAGTGCAATGCAAGGCTCGCCCTCCCTGACCTTCAAGTAATGCCAAAATATAGCATTAGTTGTAGGCCATCTCTTTGGGCCATATGCCCTAATACCAAGCATCTCTGGACGGTGTGTTACCACCACAATGTCAGAATACATATAACATGCATCTGCACCGAAGATGTCTTGTTTCTTAGGGTAATGTAAATCAGGATTTTGTATGCGCTCTGAATTTTCTATGTTACGGTTCATTTGAGATATTAGAATGAATGACACTCTAATAACTTTCTTTAATCCATTAAACATAGCCATCAAATCATAGAGAAGATCCCTATCTTGCGCACCTCCAACCTTCTTTACAAGAAGAGTATGATCTAACATAACTATAACAGGTTTGTCTTTCTCTTCCGAAAACTTAACTATAGTTGCCTCAAGAGATTTAACATTACCTGGTATATCTACATAGTTTATATCATACTTATTTAACTTGCGTGCTTCTTGTACTGCGTTCATATAGTAATTGTCATTCAACTTAAAGTTTTCTGACGCACTATATAGTTGCTGTGTAGTAAGTTTCATCTTATTACTAAGTTTACGGCCAATTAGCCGAGAAGAAAGCATCTCAAAGTTAAATGAGAGTATTGCAAAGTCATCCTTTTCGTTAAGATCTTTCAATCCTGTCTCAAGTTGACCTAGCACTGCGGTTTTACCGCTACCAGACATACCAGCAATAGTTGTGATAGTCTGCCATTCGATACCACCCATAGAAATGTTGTTAAACTTTTTCCAAGGTGTAGCAAGAGATTTAATCTCACCTTTACGTCTACCATCTATATAGCGTAGTGCTGCACTAGATGCTTTAGATATGTGGCGCCAAGGTAAGGCTTTGTGGTCTTCACTCATATTAAATCTCCTCCATAGTTTTGTTCGTCCGAAGGTTTAGGGGCTTCAATGCCTTCATACATAGTCCAAGATTCTTGGTTTAGATATGATGACATCATCTTCCACTGTGGACGAAATTCATTAGTGTAACTGGCTTGCTTTCTATCTTCTTTTTCAGCTTCCACTGCTTTTATAATAGTTTCATGCAAATCTGGATTTCTTTCTATCAATGCTATGTATTTAAGCTTATTACGCTTCATATCATTGTGTAAAGGTCTGCCTTGATCCTTCATAGGATAGGCAATAACAAATTGATTCCAACAATCCTCACACCCTCTCACTTTAAATAAATCCAACGCTTTTTGACGGAGCACAAAAGACTGATCG